GCCCTTGCGGGCCGGGGACTCCTTCCCCAGTGGGCGGAGGCGTCTCGGGAGTCTCGGGAGTATCCGGACTTTCTTCTCCGAATTCGTTGCCGAAGACCACCTGTATGGGCGCGTCGCCGATCCCGAATGCCTGCACGCCGCCAAAGGGCGTATCCGGAAAGCCGACCTCCACGCGAATCTCGGTCAGGTCTAACTCTGTCGTAACTTCGTCCAGAGTCTTGGTCATATCGCGTAAGTCCAGTGCATGGTGAATGGGTTGCCGAAGCTGCCATCAGCCACGGACACGCGTACCCGGTAAAAAGCGATGGTTTCGTCGTCTCCCGCGATGAAGCTCAGGGCGGGAGGATCTCCCACGGATGAGGCCAGGAGGTGAAGCGTTTCCAGGGAATCGCCTTTGTAAATGTCGATCTTGTTGGCGTTATCATCCAGTCTCCAGTAGGAGACAACAGGCGTGCTGGGTCTGCGCCATCGGTACCAGACCGTGTGCGCCCCCGGAGGTTCGCCATTCTGATGTGTGGCACCGCGAGTCGTTCCAACGGTCGAACCAGCCAGGCCGGGCAACGGGAGGTTGTCGGCAAAATTGTCATTCCCCGGCGGCGGCGCGTGAAGCGTGTGGACATGAATGACGTTGGAATTGATGGTGGTGCCGCCATGGTTGTAGGCGCGAAGCCGGTAATGATAGTCGAGGAACTCCTCCAGCCCCACGACAACAAGGTGCTGGATGTTCCCGACATCACGATTCCTGTAACCAGGAACGAAAGTGTTGGTGCCGAAATTCGCATTGGTGTTTACATCAAGCAGGTAACCAATCGCACGCTCTGCTGGCTCCCAGTTTGCCCTGAACGAGTTATGCGTGACGTTCGTTCCGGCAATGGCCACAGGAGTTTCTGGCGGGATGAATGGTGGCTCGTCGCCGAGGACAGGCGATACCGGGTCTTTGATCTGCACCTTGCCAGCCAGAAACGGCGGAAAGCGGTACTGTCCCTGAATTCTCTGCCAGATCCAGTCCCAGTTCTCCACTCCCAGCCTGAGATTCTTGGTCTGCTGCCTGTTGAGTGCCAGTTGGGTTTCCCCTTGTCCGACATCCGTGATAGTGGGATTCAGGTTGATCTTCAGAGACTGCGCCACCGGATACCAGCCTGAGAGATTGATCGGTTGTCCGTTCTTGTCCTTCCACTTGAGAGTAACCGGCCCCCAGTCGCAGCCGCGCCATATCGTAGGTAGGTCTAGTGGGCCTGGTTTCATAGGAGTGAATCCGCCTTATACCAGGCCAACAGTCCAGCCACGGTGGATGGATCGACTGCGGTGCCGCCGCTGGTAACGGCAATCCCGTATTTGGTGCTCAGGTATTTCTCGATGTTGGCACGGTCACCTACTGCCATTGGCGTCACCACTGCATCCAGTTGAGCCTGTGACGGGTGTGCGCCATGGCGATTAAGGTATCGTCTGATCTTATGGCGATCTCCTACCATGGCATCAAAATCTTCTGGGCCTGGGAATTCACCAGTAACCAGTAGGGTCGTTATCAAGATGGTGAGCTTCAGTCTCAACCCCAGCGCACCGGAATATACGATGATCTCGGCAATGTCTCCGTCAGAGTAACTTGGTGCCCCGGGAAACCACCCGATGGAGGTATAAGGATCAGTGTTTCCACCGCCACCTAAATTCGGTTGTAACGTGCCATCAATAAAGATGTTGGCCGAAGGAGAGCTGATATGCAGACCTGAAATGATATGAAACGCATTGGGGTTGGCTATCGGCCCTGTGGTGCTGATGTAATAGAAGCTGCTGCCACCATATATGACATCATCGGATGCGATTCCCTGTCCCCATGAGGTGTTACTCATCAATGCCAGAATCTGCGTATTTTGAGCGGCGCGTTTCATCACCGTGAAAATAGTGATGGGAGCGGCGTTGGAGATTGGCGAAACAAGGGTGAGGCCGCTTTGCGCGGCAGTGGTAAAGCGTAGCACCGGTTTGCCATTGAGAACGTTGGTCTTGAAGATCGGTTTCTTACTGGCGGTAGCTTGCTTGGCCTGCCCACGGGATGGGCTACTGTCTCCCCAGTTGGAAACCGCAGCACCGTCAGCCAGTCCTTTGTCGGGCGCGTGCGGCAACGCGAACCGGGTTATGAAATAGTCGAGCAGCTTCTGGTAGTCGGAATCCGAAATGATTGCGTTATAGGCAAACATCTCAGCAATATCTCCACTGGAAAGAGCTGACACGCCCCTTCGCCCAAGCTGGTTAAGTCCCGCTGGGTCGTTAGGCCATCCGATAGCGGCCATGTAAACTGCACCCATGCCTCCTGAAAATGCCATGCCACCATCGGAACTGCCTCTCCAGACGCGGAACTCGCCGCCCAGAACCGCCATTGAGGGAGTGGCACCGAACTGATACCTGACTCCTGGCGGCGAATGAAATATCGCACCTCCCGGCCCGAAGAAGTTTATGGCGTGCGGGCCGTCCTGTGCTGAGTTCGTCATCTGATACATTTCACTGGTGGGAGTAGCAGGTTTCACCACCGAGATGATTGTCCATGGGCCTGGAAGTCCTGTGGCCAGGCTCATTATCTGTGTTGCCCCGCTGAAGCGCATCACGGGCTTGCCATTGAGTACGTTGGCGTAATACTTAGGCGCGAATCCCGCTGGGCCGGTTAAAGGATGATTGGCCGGGCTGCTGTCGGGAATGCTCAGTATCTCCGAGCCATCGGCCTGTGAGATGGAATCGACTTTCCACCATCCCCACAACCCGGGAATGGTGGTCGGATCAAATGGCGGAGTGGGCGGAATTACCGGCCCCTGGGAAGGCATTCCCAGCCACCGGTCGGGAAGCCACCTGTCGCCTGTGCGGTGAAAGCCGTATCCCCGATCAAGGATTTCCCGGTCACCACCGCATAGACCTCTGTCACCATTGCGTCTCATTTAGGCATGTAGTTATCGACCAGCACCATTGCTGATGCTGGCGCATAACTACACTCTTATGAGTAGCAGGAGGTGTGCGGCACACGCAGCGGGGCACAGTTCAAGTGCGCGATCGCGTAGCCCAGGTAGGTTTGGCCCGGCTGACTCGCCGACGCATACAGAGCGTCGAAGAAGCCGAGTTCACCACGCGGGTTGCATTCCTTGTCGGTGATGACCAGGAACTGAAACTCGCCCATGTGGGATGCGTAATCGAACTTGATGCCACCACCGGGAGCGGTGCTGGGTCTCTCGTACAGGCAGGTGAACACCGTGGGAATGAACACGAAGCTGATCCCAAACTTGGCGTAAATGTACGCCGGATTCACTTCGCGCTTCCATCCTTTGGTGGTCGTTGTCGGTGGCAGGTATGGGTAAACCCTCGCTCCCGCTGCGTCGTAACGAGGCGGGAATTTCAGCCAGACATGCTTAAAGCCGTTATAGCTGTAAGGCGTGCCAAGCGTGTTGATGAGTTTATCCGGATCTGCGTACCGGAAATCCATTCGCAGCTCTGGGTCTTGCCTGATGAGGTCGCGTGAGGTGACGGCATCGGTGAACAACGCGAAGATCGGCTGATCGTTCGCGCCCTTTCCGATTGCGCCCGCTGTGGCGACAGCACCGTCAAGGACGAGCTGCGTGTAGATTTGCTCAAGTGTTCCCTGCACCAACCGGCTGGTAGCCGTGGTCGGAATGTTCTGCGGAGTGAACCGGGTGGCCGAATCAGCAATGATCCCAGTGCCAGTCTCATTTATGTGATGACCGGCAAGGTTGAGGTACTCATTCTGGAAACGGTTGCTCCAGACCCATTCGGTAACGGTCTCAAGCTGATCCATCACGTTGCTCAAGACCTGCGAGATCATAAAATCGTTTTGCAGGTCGTTGATGCAGAAGTTCTCCGTTTGGATATTCCTCCGCTGCATCGTGAAGGGTGTCAGCGTTTGACCGAAACTGAGCAGTTCCGGCACTGGCAAACAGTTGTTGTTCGCCGTGGCAACGTCCAGGTTTCCCGAGGGCGTTGCATTGACCCATTCTGTTCCGTTCTCCGAGTTGGTAAGAGTCCGTTCCAGCATCATCGAGTTGATGGTGTAACCCATTCCTGTGGGCCATTCGCCTTTCTCGACGTAGGCCACCCAGGGATCGTTAATGCTGATACGGTTATACAGACGCGGGGACACTTGTCCTGTGAGAGCGTAGAAAGCGTTCTTGATGTTTTCGCAAGCCATCGAAGTAGTCCTTTCTGAAAGTTCTCAAACAGTTTGGCTGATGAAATCCTTCCTCCATCAAGAGGAGGCACCAGACCTTTCCGGGTGGCTGGCTTCCGGTATTCAGCCGTGCTGTTTGAGATCGGGACTACATCTCGACTGATTAAGCCCTGCGATGACGGGTCGCTGTCGCGTCGAGAGGCTTTCTAATACCCCGGGGCAGGTCAGTCAAGGAATTTTCTTGCGGCCAATCCCGGAGATGTTACGAATCAGTTCATTATGGATAAACACACCAAGGACGCGGAGCACCAGACCAAGGCAGGCGGCGAGTACCGGGATTCCCTCGGTCAACCCAATCCGGCCATCGACCTGGAAAAGAAAAACATCGCCGAAGGCCAGAAACGCCAGGAGGAGAAGGACAAGGCAGCTAAAAAAGACGACTAGGCCGTCTCCAGTGTTGGAGGCGGTATGGTCAGGTCAGTGGCGATCTTTTTGGCCACTGACATCCAGAACCCGATATTTTTGCGCAATATCGGAGCGCACTGCGTCACTTCGCCGTTCCTGACAACGAAGGCGGCGTAAATGTTGTTCTTGTCCACCACGTACATTCCATCTTCTAATGTTTTCATCGTTGTGATCTCCCCTGGGCTTTGTGAAACTCCCGCAGAAACACCTGATCGAATGGCTTTTTGAGGTCTTCCTGCATCTGCGCTTCAGGCAGGAGGCTGCCAGCGTTCCCGCCGCTCTCGCTTAGAGTCGGCTCTCCGCCAAGTCGATCCTTGATGATCTTGTTAAGCTCGCCAACTTTCTGCTGAGATTTTAGAAAGAGTTTCCGGTAGGCGTCTGCCGCCGGAGCAAGCAGGCATGCCAGGGCCACCTTGTTCATGTCGGTGTTTTCCAGGAACAGCGACTTGCCCTGATTGATGATCTGCTCACGCTGCTCGTTCCACCATTTGGTTTCGGGATCGTTAGTCTGCTGGAACACCTCGACCTTGGCTTCGTCCCTGAGCCGGGTAAGAGCCTGGTCGAACATCTCGGTCATTCCCTGCCGCTGCTTCCCAAGTTCCTGGTACTGACGTTCGGCGTCCTGCGCCCGCAATGCTTCCAGCGTTCGCGGCGCGTTGGCCACGGCGCGTTGCCGTGCTTCCTCAAAACGGCGGTAGGTGCGCAGCGCGTCATGCGCTTCTGTCTTTGCGCTCTCGGGCATCTCGGAAAAGAGCATGTCGAGAGCTTCAAACTGCGCTTTCCCCTGCAAGGTCATGGCTTTGGCCAATTCCTGCGGGTCGCCGCCAGCATCGCGCACAATTCGGGCGGCTTCGTGCCATGAGGCGGTCAGTGGCGCGATGATCTGCTGCTGAAACTGAGGTGAATGTTCCACGCCGACACGGGAAAGAACTTCCTGCATCTGCCGGTTCTGCCCTTCCAGGAATTGCAGCCGGGCGCGTTCCTGCGGATCGCTGCCGGTTCGCTGCCGGGCGGTCTCCAGCTCGCCTTTGACTCGTTTGTAGGCTTCGCGGAGTCCTTTGATCCGGCTCTGCTTCTGATCCGGGGGAAGGTCATCCGGAAAATCCGCTTCAGGATCAATCGGCTGTTGCGCCGCAGGAGGCTCCGGCTTTAATGCTTCCTCCAGAAATGAAGGGATCTTTAACTCTCCGGGCGGCTGCTCCGTGGGTGCTGCTGGCGGTTGTTCTCCTGGTGCCGGTTGTGCTGGTGCTGCTGGCGGAGCGTCAGGCGCAGTGGGCGCGGTGGCCGAAGGAGTAGGTTTCCTGGTGTCGGGAAGCACCCGATCGAAAATTGCCTGCATCTGATCCAGACCCGGGGAAGTATCCGGAGGAGCCGGAGGAGGCGGATGCGAAGGCTGAGTGACTGTCGGGGTGGGCGGTACGATTTGTGGTTCGGCCATAAGAGTTATGGGGCTACTGTTTCTTCCCTGGGAGGCGGTTCATAAGTGGGTTCTCCAGCATCTTTCTGGGTGACGACCTGGACGGCGAGCAGCCGGAGCGTGTCACCGAACTTTGAGTAACCCCGGGTAAGCCCCAGCTCAATCGCAGCGCGAGTCGGCGACACATCTTCGTCCTTGTCGCCACGGATTGCAAACCTGGCCGGGTGATTGTCTTCCATGACTTCCAGCACCGCCTGCAAAATTCCATTGGTGGCCAGTTCCTTCCTCCATTGGGCGGGAAGATATTTGTGTCGCCTGAATTGCTCTACCGTCATTCGGATTTTGGTTTCGGCTTTTGAGCGTCCTGCCGCGCTTTGGCGGCTGCCTGCCGCTCTTTGAGCCGCGCATCATGCCGCGCCTTGCGCTCGGCGATCGACATGCCGTGCTTGGTTTTCGCGCCGGTCATCATCAGGTTGGCGCGTGTCTTTGCCTTTGAAAGCTGCAAATCCTGAGTGGTCTTGGCCTTTTCCATCTGCATGGTGGCCTCGGTCTGTTGCAGACCGTGAGAAGTCTTCGCGGTGTCGCGCTCGATACCGGCGGCGGTCTTCTTGTCCTGAAGCTGCTCGTTGAATTCCTGCTTGCGCACTTTCAGGCCGTGATCCATGTCCATTTTTTGCGCCTTCAACTGGAGGTCTCCCTGAACTTTCATCACCTTGGCCTGCATCTCCGGATCAGGCTGCCCGGGCTGCGGCTGATCCGCTGCGGCCTGCATGCCTTCGGTAAGCTGCTGGTGCAGTTGATCGCTTTTCTTGCCCAGGTCGTTGAGCATCTTCTGTTTCTGCTCAACTTCCTGCTTGCGAGTGGGATCTCCCTGCAACTTCTGGAGGTGCTGGTACATGTGAGGCCCGGTGTTCTCCATGTGAATCAACAGCTCCAGAGGATTCTGCGGCGGCTGCGGCGGGCCTTGCGGAGCAGGTGACTGGCCGTTGCCATTTCCGTTCATCCCGTTCTGGCCGGGTTGGCCGCGTCCGGTTTGCTCCATGAAATGCTGCATGACGTCCTGGTAATGGACATCGAAATGGGTGGAGTGATTCTGCATCGGCTCCACCAGGGCTTTGCCGCCCTGCTGCCGGAGCGCGTTGTTTTCCAGGACAGCGAGGGCGGCGTGCGCGTCGGGGATGCCGCTTTTCTCGATAGGCGGAAAGAAATCATCGACCGAGTGCATGCCAATCCCGGGGAGCGCGGCAGCGCGTGCCCGCAGCGCGTGATTGCGGGAGACCTCATCCATGTACGGGATCATGGAAACCAGTTCCCTGGTGGAAATGTCGCGTAGCTGCGGAGAGCCGAACCCGATCGAGCGAGTGGAAATGACCCGGCGGATGTACTTGAAATCCATCACATCAAAGGGGATTCCGCGCATGACGCAGCGGGCTTTGAACTCGATGGCTTCCCTTCCCCCGGGGATACTGGAGCTTTGGGCTGGATCAAGGAGACGGCGAACGGTTTCCCGGTGCCATTTGTCGAGGTTGTTGTAGTAACGGTTGGTGCTTCCCTTGGTGAGAAGCTGCTGCTGCTGGCTGATGAGTTGGGCCTGCCCGAGAGTCGGCTCGGGATTCTGTTCCTCGCTTCGCTGTCGGTAAGATCCGGTGTTTTGTTGTAGAGTGCCGTGCAGTTCGCGGCGCATGGCCATTGCACCTTCCAGGCTTTCCGCGATTCGGGTCTGAACCACTTTGTATCCTGGCGAAACTACAGCGGCACCGCCTACAAGAGCGATCTGAGTTTCCTCCATGGCGTTGGCATCCTGAGCTTCCAGGGTGATCCCAGATCCAATCACGCTGCCATCGAGCATCTGACAGAAAGTGCGGTTGGATATGTCGCAAAAATCGTAAATCTTCGGCCCCAGCCCCTTGACTGCGTGCCAGGTTCCATCGGGGCCGGAGTCGAAGAAGAACGGGCAAACGACGTTGCCGAAGGAGGAAAACTTGTTGCGCCGCTTGAACAGGTAACCGATCTCGTCTCCCATCAGGCTATCGTAATCAGTCTGATGCCCGAGGTTCTGGTCGGTTATCATGTAGTGAGATATTTTTCCCCCGAACTCTTTGACAAAGAGAGAAGCCACATAAATGCGATCACTGCGATGAATGCCATGGAATAGGTCACCAGTGCGTATCGCCCGTTGGTAAAGATCATAGTTTTCAGTCCCCCAGGTCTGCCGCATCTCGCGCTTGGCGGAGTCGATGATGGCCTTCTCACACAGCGGGATGTTCCAGCCATCGCCATCAGCTTCGTAGGTGCCGCCTTTCTTGATGAACTGCTCCAGCTCGTCGGCGCGGTAGGAATGCAGGACGCAGCACAGCTCCAGCTCGTCCACATTGGCTTTGGTCTCGATGGGGACAAGCACCCGGCGCGACTTGACTGCTTCACTGTGCCATCCGATAAAATGCGGCCAGAAGATCGGCCCCACGCCGTTGACGATCATCTGCCACTGGTGAAGCTGGATCTGGTGATCGTAACCGTCCCAGGCTGAAAGGGTGTCGGTGTATTCCTCGGTGGCGATGTCGCTCCACTGATTGACCATGTGGGACGCGGCTCCCTGGACGTCGAACTCAAGGCGGGCGAAGTAGGGAACTTCAAACACCAGATCGTAGTAGGGAGTCTTGGCCGCTTCCACGATGCCTTCGCTTTCGCGCAGGTTGAAATTGGCGCGGTGACCCTGGCCGATGTCGATTAGCTTCTGCTGATTCCAGGGAGGATTGCCGTCCATCAGACCCATCATGCGGGTGTAACGGAACATTCGCGTCTCGTCCTCATGCTTGAGACGCTGCACCAGGCTGCGGGCGTTACCGGCGTTACCAATCCGGGAATCGGGACGATTACCTTCTTCGTCTAACGAGGCAAGCCGCGTGCCATAGGTGTCGGTCATTTGAAATTCTTAATGCGCTCTCCAAGGACTGCGGAGTACTTCACCATCAGGTCAAGCTGCCTGTCCATCCGTTCCAGCTCGATGGGGCAAACGATCTGGCGGGAATTGGTATCTTTGAGGAACTCGGTGAGCAGCTCGATTTTCTCGTCCAGGGCGTTCTGCTCGTTGACCACTCTCTCCTGGTAGGCTTTCATAGCTTCAAGCCTTCGGCGGTTGGGTGGACTACCGGAGAAGCGGGATCGTAGCTGGTTGGGTATGGATGCGCTTCACCGAGCCGCTTGAGATCCATGCCCAGCCACATGATGGCCTCCTGCAACTTGGTAATGGCCAGTGCGCGTTCCCTGCTGGAAGGAAGCAGTTTGAGTTGTTGAAGCTGGTCGTCCAGGTTTTTGCGCAGCGTTTTGTCGTCCTTGATTTCGCTGAAGGGAAGTTCAGTGGGGTCGTTGTCCGGTTTTAATTCTGGTGTCATGGGTATCCGCCGTTGGGTGTTATGATCCTTGATGGTTCGTTTCTTTCGTGCTCCAGTGGAAAGTGTTTTCGCTTCTCCATCACCTCGTTGAGCGCGATGCGAAGGCGGGCGGTGACCTGCTGGATGGAGTTGCCCCGGATGCCTTTCATCTTCTGCTCCTGGAGGTCGAGGACGCTGGCGGCGTAGCCGCGCTCTGGATCGAAACCGACGTCTATGCGAAATAGGAGGATCGGTTTAGCCACGGTAATTCACGCTTTCCTTGTTGAGCCAGCAGAAGCCCGGGTACATTGATTGCACCTTTTCCGAATCTGTGTCAAGGGTCTCTATCGGGAAATGCACTTTCGCCTTCAGGAAACATTTGCAGACAGCGCAGGAACGCAGCGACCCATCGACCTTCGTCTTTTTGTCTCCCACCATCTCCTTGACCGCTGCCTGGCACCCGGAGCAACCCTGAACATTGACGTTGAGATAGCAATTCGCACAGATGGTGCCGCGCCTCTCCGCCTCACTCTGAGCGACAAATTTGCAACCGGCAGCGATCCAGCGAGTGAAAGTTTTCACTCCCCCGACGACGTTATCCCAACTAAGCTGGACTGAAGGCCGTGGCCGGGAATCGTCGTCATAAAGGCACCAACCAGGAGGAAGCGTCAGGCATAGCTGATGTTGCATGTCAGACTCAAGCGTGGCGGGAATTTCTCTGCTATTTGCGATCAGGTGAGCCTTCTCGACGTTTATCCAGTCAACATAAGTCCAGGCGTGAGCTAGAAAGCCGGATACGGGATCGACATAGCGATAACCGTCCGGCGGGCACGCGCCCCACTCGTTAATAAGCTGTAGCGGAGTATTCGGGTGTGACATTGCGTTTTTTCAGGAATCGCTTCCAGGGCGAGTCGGGACGGTCTTCCTTGTGCGAAAATGCGCTGGGTTTCAGGTTGCACCGCGCATTGGCGACCCGGGCGGTAACAACGTCGGCATCGGCGATATCCGGGCTTCTCCGGGTGCGATCCTTCATTTTTGCCTTGGTTTCTAAGGAAACGTAAGGCCCGCGCATCTGCCACCATCTCCGGCAGAATTCCGCCGCGCTTTCGGGGTCGAGGTTCTTGATCTGCTTGTTTTCGACCAATAACCGGAAGAAAAACCACAGCTCGGTCACTGCGCGGTCGTATTCCTGGTTGGCGGGCTTTGAATTGGTGGAGCTGACCGGATTCTTCGACGCGAGGCCGCCGAACTCGACGCAGAGGATTTCCCGGCTCCATTCCCGTTGGAAAATCGACGCAAGACCACCGCCTTCCCCGGTTGAGTCGAGACCAAAGTAATACGGGGTAATTCCTTCTCCTTCGCAGATTTCCTTGGCCTGGCGAACAATCTGGTAATGAATCGGGTCATCCGGCTTGATTTTGGTCTTTATGAAGTGTTTGCGCCCCATAAGTAAAGTCATTTTTCCGTCCACCTCGCCGCACTTGGCCTGACGGAGCACGCAGCGGTCGTCGCCCTCAAAAGCTGGGTCGAGACCGGCGCATGGGATGTTACTCTGGTCGAAAGAGCAGTCATCGAACGCCTGGGAGCGAGTTATCATGGGCATGGAGAGCACCGTCTTCACGATGCCTTCCGGTGCCCAGAATCCCCGGCGCATCTGCCAGAACTGCGGGGAATCGACTCCATAGATCTCGGTGGTGGTCTCGATGTCGAACTGGGTAAGAAGCCCGGGGTAATTCCTGGTTTTATCGGTGATATTCGGGGATTTGAGGCCGTCCAGGTGAATGCATGTTCCCCGGCGCGTTTCCCACTGCGTTGACTCGACGTCGATGCTTTCCCAGCCCGCTTTTGGCTCTGACATGCGCCCGTGCGGGTCAAGCATGTCGTCTGCGTTGCCTAAACCGATGAATTGGAAGGATTTTGCGCCTGTTTCAAGGTTGACGCACGCTTCGACGATCGCTTCAGGCGTGTAAGGCATCTCATCGACGATCACCACCATGTTTGGCGAGTGAAACCCGATGATTTTACCTATGGCCTTGTCGATTTCGCCTTTATCGGTGGCCAATCCGAAAATTCCAGCGTCATCGTGCCCTTTACGGAACTGGATGCAGTTTCTGGACTGAACCATGTGCCCAAATAAGGGTCTGAGCCGATGAAAATGGGATATTTCCTTCCAGACTCGCCTGCGTAGGCCGTCAAGTGTGGTTGAGGTGACGATAACGACTGTATCCTTGGGTGAGGCATAGTATTTGGTGAGCGCGAAGATCCCCGCAGAGGTGGTTTTCCAGGAAGCGGCAGGCCCGGTGACTGTTGCCCACGGATGTTCAGCGAATGTGCGCTGCATCCACTCAGTCCAGTCGTTCCAGATGTAGGTGTTGGGGACATGCCTGTTCCAGATCAGGTCAATGGCGTTGCGGAGATGCTGGTAACGCCCTACGCCCAGCGGAGGATCGTTGGCAAAGCACCAAAGCTCAATCGCCTGCTGGTCTTTGGTCGGGAAGTTCAGTCCGTACATCAGATTCCTCGGGTATTTCGATTGCCCGGGCAGCTACTTCCTCGGGATTAGTGGTCGGCTGCGCACCGCCAACAAGAATTGCGCCCTCAATCAGCTCGGATTCCTCGCCAGGCGGCCATAAAATGGAGTAAACACCAGCCACATCGCGCACCTTGCGGGCTACCTCCAGCGGATCTGAGTGCTCAGACGCCTTCTTGGACGCTTTCCGGGTGTAAGTGGCCAGGTTCAGAGCCGTTTCCTCCCTGTCCTTGGCGAAATTGTCAGCCAATACCTTGGAAACATCGCCATCCTCCTGCTTGAAACCAGTCGCCTTCTTGATCTTGTGCGTGTAAGCGAACGCCATGACAGTGCCAGCAGGCAATCCCGCCCGCCGAGCAGCTTCCCGTGGCCCGTAAATGGTAATCAGAGCCTTTAATGCAGCGTTTTCTGCCTTCGCCAGTGGTTTCCCTCTCGGCATCTGCCTCAACAGGTAACCCCGGGCTTCTTGTTTGTAAATAATTTTTCTTACTGGTGGCCGCGTTTACCAGTAAGTGAAATTGTCCGGGTAACTAGCCCCCCCTACCCCCCCGTTTAGGAAACAAAGAATTCTTTCCCATGGGGCTAACCGGCTACTACCCTTGGACTTATGCATCAAGGCAACCTAAGCATGCTTCATAAGTCACAGTATGCTCCAGGTGCGGTGCGTAGCAGACATGATGGTGCCTTAGGTACTGTACTGTACCGGTGATGCATGTTGCATCACTGGCCAGCACAGTAGGAGACACCCGTTGTGCATCTTGGAGCCTCTGCTTGTCTGCTCTCCATTGCTGCTGATTGTCCGTTGCATATCCGGTACAGTGCATGCGAAGCGTACAGCAAAACACCGTTACCCAGTATGAGTAACGGTGCTGAAGTGTGACGCTGACTGCTTAGGACTTCATCATGCCTTGCAGAGTCTTGACGGTCTTTTGTATCTCCGTCGCTTTGCGGTTGATCGTGACCATATCGTCCCGCAGTGCCTCGGCTCGTTTCTGCCATTCGCCGGAGAGTCGCCGCCATTCGTCGCGCTCGGCTGTGACCAGTCGAAGCGTCTCTTTGAGATTGGCAATCGCTGCCTTATCGGTGTTTTTAGTCGCCATTATGATTTCCTCCCTTCCGTGTTGAGTGTTGAAAGTGTCGCGCAAGACTGCCATTGCCCCTCTCGGTGATCGTGGAAAACCCACCATTGCTCGGTGCCACATTTGCAGGTGTGCGCTTTTGTATCGTTGAGGCAGGAGTCTTCGTGTGACCAGATGTGGCCGCACTTGTTGCACTTGTGGGAGTGTTCGCCCGTTTCGCTGCCTTTGTCGCCGCCCAACAGCCGAATCAATTCGGCGAGAGCGTCCATCGGTGTTTTATCTGTATTCATCATCCAGCCCCCCGCTTCCGAGAGGCTGACCGTTGAACACGGTTAGTTTTTCAGGTCGCCTTTGCCACCGAATGCCTCGTATGCCGCATCCAGTGAGCGATAGACTTTCAAGTCGCCGCGTTTGACTGCGCGTTCTACCAGCGCATGCGCCACAATCTCACTCCCGAGTACCCCGCCGCAAAACTCCAAGTCGGAGACAAGCGTCCAAGGTTTGGGATGCCGCATCAGCCATTTAATGGCGGGCAAATCTACCGCGTTGCCACCGTGCAAATGGTCTTCGGGCAGTTGATCGTTGTACCGCTTGCCCTTATTGGCATAAACGCACAAGTCGCCGCGCCCGCTGCAATCGCCGGAGTAATACGCCACCGTTGCAGTCGGTACCAGCTTGCACAATTCGGACAAGTTGTTCTTAGTCGCGCCCATGCTGCCGGATGCGTCAATGACGACACAGCCACCGGGCTTTTGCCGTACTCGGCGCATAAATAACCCGTTAGCGTTGCCGCTCACGATCGCCGAAACGAAACGTGCCGGATTGATAATCACTCCATCCGGAGTGTGCCGCTTGCTAATGGATTTTTCCTTGTCGCAAGGTACGGTTTTCGGTCGC